GAGACGGCGACACAAGCGAACAGGTTTGTCGGGATCAATCGCCTGACGTTGCTCAATGGGCTTGAAAGAACTAACAGCAAGTATTTGTTGGGCTTCCTCAACATCTGTGATTGGTTTTGGCAAAGGGGGTGAAGGAACGTTCTGATCACCGATAGGGTTATCTCCAATGATAACACCTGAGATTTCCATGCTTTTTAAATCTCCACCAATGAACATTGGAGGTTTAAAAATGTTAAGGCATTTAGATTCGCTGAGCGCGCAGAAATTGTCAAGGTATTCCTTGAAATCATGTTCTAGTTTTTCATTGATGTAAGTATAAAATGATTCATCGTAGGCATTATCCCAGTGTGGGTAAACTGTGCATTCGTTGGGATATTTGTCAAGAACATTGCGTGTGTTGAAGATTTCTGTAGCTGCAATGCCTAATCTTAAACATTTGTCTTTTGGAAGATCTCCTCTGATAATACCTTCTGAGTCAAGAGTGTTCAAAGCGGCTTTGGCAAATACTCCCCAAGGATTTTCGCAGTCTGTGATGTACAAGCTAATGTACTTACGCCACAGCGCGAGTGTGGGAGTTGTGTTGGGATTGTCAGTGTAGCACATTTTTGTAAGAGTGCGAGACGGGTCAGCAAAGGAACATCCTGAGAACATGGGATCAGGGAATACGCGACCAAGGAAATCAACATTAATACGTTCGGTAAAGATGTTAGGTTTGATTTTAAGTTGATAGAGGTCGACTATGTGTGCAAGAGCGGCACCATCATCAGGATAAACTGCAATGCCATCGTCGCCACCGAAGAGACCAAGGGCATCCCATGCCTCAACAGGCGAATATCCAAGATGGCGATACGCACGATAATTCACGTATGCGTTGCAAATAGTGTTGAAGCAACTAGTGTCTGCTGATCCTGATAAACGCGTAGCTTCCGTACGATATTTAACACCATGCTCTGTCTTAAATTGGGGGTTAGTTATAGCATCGTGTAAATGTAAAACTTGCTCGAGAGCTCCGCCACGATAAGCGTGTGATAAAATAGTGCGTTCCAGGGCTTTCATGATAGGACCTTGGGTTCCGTCAAAGCGCGAAAAATCTGTAGTTATGAGAGTGCCGGTTTGAGTGCAGACACGTGTAACACGTTCAGAAAGTTCTTGTGGTTCTACGAAACCATACCACTCTTGTTGTTTTAAAACGTCTGAAATTGGTTTAATATATAGTGAATAGAGTGTGACATGATCAGTAGATACATTGGAGATATTGCGCGGGGCTTTTATATCATCATAAGCTTCTGCTTTCTGAAATGCTGTGTGAGTCCCATAGTTATGGTTCTTCATTGTATCAAATGCTTTACGAAACTTCTCCTTGTTTTTCC